CTAGTAAACTCCTCTAGTAGTCCATCAGTTTCTATATCAAATACACATGTCTTCATCTTCCCCCCTACTTAAATCTTGCACCATTGCAATCATTGAATCTAAACATAGTTGACAAAACGTAACTGGAATGTTACCAAACATACCTGTGACTCCATCACCTACAAACTGTGATGTCTGTCCACATATTGAACAACTGTCTGTGTGTAGTGTTTCAAATATATCCATTAGAACACCGAGCTATCACCAGACCAACTATTGTCTTCCTCTTCTTCATCAAAAGGAATCTCATTTAGTGGGACTTCAGTTAGTCTTCCAGTTTTGTGATCGTAGTCCAACTCACAGGCTACACCTGTCTCTCCTGTCCATCTGTTTTTAAGTACCCTAACTGTGGTACGATCAGGGTCATCACCTTGCTGGTCTCTCTCACATCCAATCACTATATCAGATAGCTGTCCTATGGATGCAGAGCCTCTTAATTGAGCCATACTGGTTTGTGCTCCATCCTCATGACCTTTGTTACCTTGTGGTCTCTTCAGGTGGGACACGAGTATCAATCCACAGTTCACCTCTTCTACTAAACCTCTGAGTTTGGTCATCAGGTTGTCAATGGTTCTCCTCTCGTCACCCTCTTCAATACCTGATACAACAATAGATAGGTGGTCTAGTATAATAAAACTACAACCGCATGCAGTCACCATGTACCTAATCTTGGATAAGAGGTTGTCACTCTCAAGTGAACCCCAATGGTCATACATGTAGATGTTACCAGTATTTAAGGTATTATCAAATGCGTCCTTGAACTCCTCGTCTGTAACCTCAACTGTACCAAGATGTAGTGGTTTATTTAAGTGTAAACCCATGAATCCTAGTCCTGTCCTCTTATTGGATTCCTCTAGTGCAATGTAACCAATCTTTTCCTCTTGATTCAGCATGTGATTTGCTATTTCTCTACAGACCTGTGACTTACCTATACCTGCACCTGCCGTGATCGTAACTATCTCTCCTCTTCGCATACCAAGAGTCTTCTTATTTATACCTTCATATGGATACTCACAAGATGACATAGAATCTTCTGCACTTACTATGTCCCACAGATCCTTACCATTTATGATTCCGTCTGGTCTAAATACTCTAGCTTGCCAGATACAGTCTATCAATTCTCTAACTCTACCTTTAACCAGCATTTCATTTGCATCCTTTAAAGGTAACTTTGCTATCTTAGCTTTACCCGGTGGTAAAACTTGGGCACACTCTCTTGATGCTTTAATACCTGCATCATCGCTATCAAAACAGAATATGACCTCTTCATACCCATCAAGTAACTCTATGCTCTTACGGATAGCTTTTGAAGCTCCTGCTGACCCATTTGGAACAGAGTAGACAGGCCACTTGTTACCTTGAGACTGAGAAACGGATAATGCATCAATTTCTCCTTCACAAACTATTGCTTTCTTACCTTTTCCTGACCAGAGATGCTGACCATACAGACCAGCTTCTTTTATGTCACCTCTAGTGTGAAAATCTTTATTACGAAACCTAATCTTCTGTGCTACTCTCTGTCCACTTGCATCTTTGTAATTGGCAATCTGTACTGGTTGTCCTGCAACCTCTCCTATACAGTAGTCCCACTTTCTACATGTTTCTAAAGAAATGCCTCGTGCACTCAGGTTTGTCGCTTCACCTTCAACAAAATCCATGTGTTTATCCCCTTTCTTTATTACTACTTTCTGTTCTCCTCCTGCTTTCTCTCTATAGTTACATCCAAAGCAAAAAGCGTGTCCATCATCATAACGTGCTAAGTTATCTCGTGACCCACACTCAGGACACGGCTCATGTTGTATGAACTCACTATCTTCGTGTGTGTGATCCATTTATTCCTTTGTCTCCCAATCCTTAGTACCATCTTTACTGTATGCTTTCAGCTTTTTTATGTATGTAAATCCGGAAGCATTTAGAAAGGTGAGCATTTTATCTAGTACTGTAGATAAACTCTCTGTTTCAAAGGACATATTTAACGTCCTCTCTGGAGCAGATCTAGCTTGGAAGTTCTCATCCATAAAAGTGGATGTAAGACTTAGTGTGTATTTCTCTGTATAATATTCTTTATTCTCCATGTTCCCCTTTTATTAATTAACCCAAAGTGATCCTACTTTATATTTAAGTAGACCAGCGTTATCCTCGTTTGCAATCCACCAATCCTTCACATCAAATGATGGACAGTCTGTTTTACTTAGGTCTCTGTGACCCACCACTTTTGCATCTGGATACATGTGTTTCAGAGTCTTTACTAAAACAAATAAGGTTTCCAACTGCTCTTTAGCATAGTCTGGTGCGACTATACCTCTAGTGTTTAACCCTCCTGCTAGACATATACTAACAGAGTCAGAATCTTGCTCTTTAGTGTGTGCTCCTATGTCATTTGGATTTCTACCTACCTCAATGATACCGCCTCGCTTTATGAAGAAATGATAGCCAACCTTTAGTAATCCTCGTTTACGATGCCACTCATCAACTGTCCTAATACTTATGTTTGCGTTAGGTTTTGTATGAGTGGAGTGGATTACTATGTAGTTAGTCTCTTTTCTTCTTGACATCCTTAGTCCATTCATGAGGTACAATCTCTTCCGAATATAGGAAGTTGTGTTTCTTGCACCAGTTTGCACATGTTAATCTAGAACCTTGAATACGACTGTTCACATTTGAAAATACAAATCGTATGTCTAGTTCTGGATGTTGTTCTTTGATTGACCTGTGCATCCTTTGTTCTTTATATCTGAAGTATCCTTTTGCTTCAACTATAACTCCATTAGGTAACACAAAGTCAGGTTTATACTTGTGTGTAACAAAATAAGCAACGGACATTGGCTCATACTCATATTCGCATTTGCGTTTTGCTAAGTTGTCCGCTATCCGTTGCTCAAGACCAGATCTAAAAGTCACCAGACTTTTCTTCCTCGTCAGTTTCAAAGGCTTCACCCTCTTCTATCTTAACAGAAGTAGGTTCTTCCTGTACTATTTCATAGTCCTCTTCTACATCGAATACATCATCAGCATTCCCACTTGGAATGTACTCAACCAGCTTCAGAACTTGAACCATACGTAACCTGAGTTGTACACCAAGTGAGGTACCATGCTCATAAGGTGCAACCTCGTAGGCTACTCTACCAATACTCCCATTACCAACTTTAATGGAAGATGAAATCGGTTCATTTTTTGGCCCGACAACCACAGGTCTCTGTGTGAATGTCTCACCAGTACGACCATTTGTACCTGATGCCTTGAGTTTGAAGTGGAACTCAGTTCCTTCCTCCATACCCTCTTCATCAAGTGAAACCTTGTATGGCATATACTCCTGCCACTTCTTTGCTGACTTCTGCTGACACTTCTTCTTCCATTCAGAGTGTGCAGTATCAACAATCTTCTGCATATCTTCAGCTTCAGAGCCGTTCAACAGCACCTTAACATGAAACTGACCTTCTGCTTTGTATGTTGTGTCAGCCACCATAATATGAGGCCAACGAAACTCTCCCTTCGGAGTGACTGGATATTTTCCTGCCATATTTTCCTTTCGTGTGTGTTATTGTTTGTGTTGAACCTAGAATGTCCACATTTAGGAGAAGAAGTACTCGGAGTCCAGAACTCCCATTATATCAAGGTCTCCACGATCAGGTGGTTCCTCAAGTTCTGGTATCACATCTATAACCTCATCATAAAAGTTAGTAAGTACATCCGTCTCCGAATACATCTCCACAAATGACTTTCGTATTGCATCTGCCATTCGTGGGACAAAGTGTGCATGTACTCCATATGAGTCGTGCACCACAGAGAAATCCTTTATACCCTCCTTTATACACCTGTTAATAGTTAGTGTGAGTGCAGTAGCATCCATACTATGTACAAAGTTAGGTGACACGCCATTGATTGATCTACGCTTATCTAAATTCTCTGTCTCCTCTAATATAGAGGGTTTAATAAGTACATTATCAATATGAGTTGTTATCCTTCGTGGTCTCATACTCTTGTATATCTGCTGTACCACAAATCCTGAAGGTGTCTCCCATATTATAGGAAGGTTCTTTTCACTCATCTTCCTACCTATGTCCTGAAGCCATGTCATAGCCTCTCTTGACTTGATAACTACTTCTCCAATAGCTTCCCAAACATGTTTACCCACGTATAGTGATGCTTCATACACATGTTCACCAAATGGGTTTTGAGTTGGATTAGCTAGTATCTTAGCATCCATTGCATCTTCTACATATGCTCTACAACTGAAACGTGTGCCACCATAAGGTACCACCATTACAGGTCTTTTAGTTATTTTACGATCTAAACCAAAGGATAGCCACTCTTTAGAGTAGGGTACCCCATGTTTAGCATCCTCTTGTACCTTCTCCAGTACCACATCTGCCACCATCTGATATATGTCCTGTGGTACCTTCTCTGGTGTCAAGTTTGTAGCCTTGCCACCTATGGTATCTCTGAGCATTGCAGAGAAGTGCTGTAGTCCATTGTTTGATCCATCTAAACAAATGGGTAGACGAGACATGAAACCATATCCCTCTTCACTAAACTTAGCCCACTCAAAGCACCATGCTAAGAAAGTCCACGGCTCATCTGCTTGAGTCCACCACCTGTGATTAAGAGGTTCTCTTGCAGAATGTCTAATGTTATCAGTATTTTCTAGTGCCCACGTTACTCTATCCTTGAATGAAACCTTGTCAAAGCCAAATGAGTTTGCTCCATGTACACCAAAGTAATCCCTTTGTTCCTCATTGTTGATGGGAAACTCATCTGAGAACTGAAGTAAAGACTTTGCATAATCCGGGCCTTGAGGTGTGAGAAAGGAATTAACTGTGTACTTTCGTCCTCTGAAGTCACATTGGTACACAAAGTAGATTGACTTGTACTGTCTAAACTTTCGTGCCATTGCAAGAGTCCTGACTAGCTGAATACGTTTGCTGGTCATCTTTGCATTGAGATCATGAACAGTCATTGCTTTCTTCTTCCACTTTATGAAGATGTCCAACTGTTCAGTTGTCATATCCTTCTTCTTACCTTGTATTGGACATGGAAGTACTCTGTAGTCCTCTCTTGGAGGTAAGTTAGCCCATGATTCACCAGTTTCCCAACACTTCCTCATTACCTCCAGTACTGGTTCATTAACTCTCCACTTAGTCCTCTGGAGTGCATTGATGGCACCATATTCCATTGGCATTGAGTGGTTCTTCATCTCATCTAGGTACTCTCTGTTCCTAGTCTTAATCATTGGTATAGTATCAATCCTTTTAGTGTGGTATCCACCATTAAAAGGTGAACTCCAATCCAAAGGTGGTACTACACATGGATAGAAATATGGGTGTAGTCCTTCTCCCTCCTTATTGACATTCTCTATCCAAAACAAGGTTGCTTTGTTAGCTTGGAGATAAATTATCCGTTTTCTTCTTCCAAACTGGACAGTCTTAATCTCCATTAAACCTGTTGTTTTAATGAGTATATCAATGAGTTTACTACCCAAGTGTAGTCTCTCTGTCTTACTCCACGGATTATGATCCAGTAACTCCACTCTACTCATGGTTCTAATGATGTTGTACCTGCGATACAACCTGTTACTGGTACGTGAGGTGACTTTCTTCTTGATCCTCCTGAATATCTTCTTGGACTCTGCACCTTTGTCCCATAGGTCAAACTTAAACTGATCTTCTATGGCACCAGCTAACTTCATGGCAACACGAGTAAATGGGCTTCTCTGAGAGACTCCATCAAGTGTGTACTTCAAAGCTAGGTATGCACACACTTCTCTATTCATTAATCCTAGTGTGAGTGCTGAGTTCTGGTACTTACCTACACCACCTGCTAATGCCTCATCAAGAAACTCTTTAATTCCACCTGACACAGAGTCAAGTGCTTCTTTCATTAAAGTGATTCCATAAAGAGTTGTTGACTCTCCACCCCCTTTTCGTGCATCTCGCACATTCTTATAGTACCTGTCGATACCAAGAGAGTTCATTTCCTTTTCGATTCTTTCTTGCTCATCGTTTAGGTTCAATTTAGCTCCTCTTTTGGAATGGTTTCAGACAACACCTCATTAAAGTTCTTTTCAATGAGTTCCATTGTGATATTAATGAACACAAGTGCTCTATTAATCCGTTCCTTTGGTTTACTCTCTTTATCTCTGAGTGCACCATCTATCATCACAATTCCATTACCTAAAATGTGTTGTGCCTTTCTATCTAGTCGTGCAATCAGTTTATCAGTTAAGTTGAACTCGGTCTTCAGGTTCTCATAACTGAAAGTCTGTAATTCTGCATCATCTTCCATACGCTACCCTACATGTGTTATTATATCTTTCCTACACTTTTGTGTACCTTCCTTGAAAGACTTCTCAGATATGTTACCTGAGTACAGCCAATCGGCTTCATCCATTAATGTGACTGTAACCTCCATGATATAGTGTGTGTACTTCAGCCACTCAAGTACATCATCTGGAAACTTCTGTTTGTTTAACCTAATATCTTCCATGAGTGTAGTTGCTTCTTTCTTAAGTTCACTCTGGATATGTCTAAAGTGTCCTCCACTCATACTATCCTCACAATTAAATGTTTTACCTACAGTTAATCTGTTATACTTAAGTTTACTCTTGTGTACTTGAGTACCTCTATTAAGAATACCTTTTCCCATAGCTTATTCTCTTTTACTTCGTAAATGTCCATATATTATTTGAGTAGTTATTGAGGTTCGTAAACTGACCAAGCAGTTATGGTCTAAGACTTCCCCTCTGACCTGTATCGCCAAGTCTTTATGAAGTGGGTTCCGGATTTATTACGTCAATAACCACTATCATTCCTTTGTTTTCTCTTGTACCTTTACTATAAATCCATTATACTTGTCCTTTGTTTTGTAGGTCACTAGTGTAGTCACTATGTACATGGTTAGTCCTTTAGCACCCACTCCAAGTACCTGTTTCGACTCACTAGTTTGCATTTGTTCATCCTTTCTTGATGGTTTCTTAGATTGTCAGTCCACTCTACAGGACAAGGTGTGTGTGTGTCTAGTATAAAGTTTGTTGACAACAACAAAGCTATTATACCTATTAGTATGTTAGTCATTACATGTGTGCTAGTATAAAGGCATTCCACTTATCAAAGAATGAAATGTATGAATACACTATAAATATCAGTAACATAAACTTAAACATGATTCCTCACATACACATCAAAACTATGTGCATCCTTCTTTAGTGTGTGATTAGGATTTCTAGTTCTTTTACCTCTGTACTTAACATAGACACTACTTGGTTTACACTTGTACATTAAACTAACAAACCATATTGCTCTATCCATGTTGTATGAAGTTCCTTTTATTACTGGTATTCCTTTTAGTATAGACCTAAAACCTTGAGCTTTTCTAAGATAAGGAATCAAGCCACCAGCTAAATATACACCAAACCAATCCTCTATATTGTCCTCTCTATCAGCCTTAATTAGTACGTTCATGTGTTCCCCTTTGTAATTGGTGGGCAAGGTAAGAGTTGCACTCACTCTGTCATACGACACCTGATTTACAGTCAGGT